CAAGATCGTGACCTTATAGATAAAGCAGTAAGGTTAGTTATATTTGTTATCATTGTAGTGTTCGATCCGTTGGCAGTATTGTTGTTGATTGCTGCTAATCAAACATACCGTAAGAGTATCAAAGATAAAAAACAAAAGGTAAAGGTTCGTAAGTCTATTGACGTTCCTCCAGTAGCTAGTGTAGAATCATTTATAGATGATAAACATCAAGTAATAGCAAAAAATAAAATTGCTCACATAGGTGATGTGAATGAAAGATGAGTATTACGTTTATGCATATCTAAGAGAAAATGGTACACCTTATTACATTGGTAAAGGTAAAGGCAATAGAGCATATAAGTCATACGGTCGACCAGTTAATAAACCAGACGATGAAACAAAAATAATAATTTTACTAAAAAATCTAACAGAGAAACAAGCTTTTGATAATGAAAAAGACTATATTAATTTCTATGGTCGAAAAGATAATGGAACAGGAATTCTAAGAAACCGTACAGATGGTGGTGAAGGTATTTCTGGATATAAACATTCAAAAGAATCTATAGAGAAAATATTAGAAACTAGAAAAGGTTTCTTTCATTCTAAAAAATCTATAGAGAAAATGAAGCGAATCCAAAAAGAAATCAGTAAAAGGGGAATTGAACATCATTTTTATGGTAAAAAAAGACCAGAACATTCTGCATTACTAAAAGAAATGATGAAAGGTCACGTTCTTTCTGAGGAAACTAAAAGAAAAATTTCTGAATCAAGAAAAGGTAAAAAACATTCTCTAGAAACCATAGAAAAATTTAAACAAAGGGTAGGAGAAAAAAATCCTAGGTATGGGAAAAAACATTCAGAAGAAACTAAAAAGAAAATGTCAGAAGCACGAAAAAAATTCTTGTTAGGTCGTGTTGGTGAAACTAAAGAATCAAATACAATAGAGAAGTTTTTTAATGGAGAATTTAAATGAGTGGAATACTTGATAAGTTAAAGAAGAATTCAACAATCGCACAGACAGCGATTCTATCTAAATCAACACTATTTGGTAACAAGGATGTGATTCCAACATCTGTACCAATGATTAATGTTGCATTGTCTGGAAACATCGAAGGAGGATTGACTCCTGGTATTACTGTACTTGCAGGACCATCTAAACATTTTAAAACTGCATTTGCATTATTGATGGCAGCATCATATCAAGCAAAGTATCCAGATTCAGTTGTTTTATTCTATGACTCAGAGTTTGGTTCACCGCAAGCATACTTTGAAACATTTGGTATCAACATGGATCGTGTATTGCACACACCTATTACTGATATTGAAGAACTCAAACATGACTTGATGAATCAAGCAGCACAGATTGAAAAAGGTGAACGTGTAATCATCGTTATCGATTCTATTGGTAACCTCGCATCGAAGAAAGAGATTGACGATACGATGGAAGGTAAGTCTGTTGCAGACATGACCCGTGCTAAACAATTGAAATCTTTGTTTAGAATGATTACACCACATCTAACACTCAAAGATATTCCAATGGTAGTTGTGAATCACACGTACATGGAAATTGGAATGTTCCCTAAGGCAATCGTATCTGGTGGTACTGGTATCGTTTATTCAGCAGACACTATCTGGATTCTTGGTCGTCAACAAGAAAAGACCGGCACAGAAATTACTGGTTATAACTTTATCATCAATGTTGAGAAGTCACGATTCGTTAAAGAGAAATCAAAGATTCCAATCACCGTATCATTTGAAGGTGGTATTCAAAAGTATTCTGGTCTAATGGATATTGCACTTGAAGGAAACTTTGTAAGTAAACCATCGAATGGTTGGTATGCAAAGGTAGACCAAGATACTGGAGAGATTGGTGAGAAACATAGATTCTCAGATACACAAACAAAAGGTTTCTGGGAAGATATACTTGCAAGTGAAAAATTTAAAGAGTATGTAAGGAAACGATATGAAATTGCTTATGGAAACATTATGGGAGAAACTCCAATTCTGGAAGAAACCGAAGATGCTTAAAGAAGGTGAAGATTATATCTTTTTTGATTCCGATGACAAATCAATTACTGGAATCGCACTCACTAAAGGTAAGTATGCAGGTGTATTGTATCACTATCATAAAGCAAAGATAGTTGAAGAAGGTGAACTCGCAAGATTACAATTCGGGTTCACCATCATTGACCCAGGACAACATGATATTGATGTATTGACAAACGACGAAGAATTCTCTACAATAATGGGAGACATTCTAACAACTATATTACTGGCAAAAGCAGAAAATGAAAAAACTGGAAACAACGATTCTGAGGAATTTATTCTACAATGAGGAATTTACTCGCAAGACTTTGCCTTTCATAAAAGAAGAATACTTTACCGACAAAACAGAAAAGATTTTATTCAAAGAAATCAATTCTTTTGTAAACACATACAACAATCTACCAACGTATGAATCCGTCATTATTAATCTGTCGGATTCTAAATCAATTACTGAACAAGATTTAAGACTAACCACAGAACTACTGAACACACTCAAAGAAGAAAGAGATGTGTCAGTAGAACTGCGGTGGTTGACTGAACAAACTGAAAAGTTTTGTCAGGATCGTGCTATATACAATGCGATCATGGAATCTGTTCAAATCCTAGATAGTAGTACAAAATCAAAAGGTGAGATACCAAAGTTATTGAGTGATGCACTTGGTGTATCATTTGATTCACACATTGGTCATGACTACATCAACGATTCCGAAAATCGATTTGACTTCTATCATCGTAAAGAAGAAAAGATTAGATTTGATCTTGACTTGTTCAACAAGATTACAAAAGGTGGATTGCCTGCAAAGACTTTGAATATCGCACTTGCAGGTACAGGTGTTGGTAAATCTTTATTCATGTGTCACGTTGCTGCATCTGTTCTAACACAAGGAAAGAATGTTTTGTATATCACACTTGAGATGGCAGAAGAAAAGATTGCAGAACGTATTGATGCAAACCTATTGAATATCGATATATCTGAACTACATGCAATCAGTAAAACAGACTATGAAAGAAAGATTGATGTACTGAAAGCAAAGACAAATGGTAAACTTATCATCAAAGAGTTTCCAACTGCATCTGCATCGGCATTGCACTTCCGTGCATTGTTGAGTGACTTACAGTTGAAGAAAAACTTTAAACCAGATATGATATTCATCGATTATCTTAATATCTGTGCATCTGCACGAATCAAACCAGGGTCTAATGTTAATTCCTATAGTTATGTAAAATCTATTGCAGAAGAACTACGTGGACTTGCAGTTGAACATAATGTTGCAATCGTATCGGCAACACAAACAACACGATCAGGATTCACAAGTTCTGACCCTGGACTTGAAGATACTTCAGAATCATTTGGTCTACCTGCAACTGCTGACTTTATGTTTGCATTGATCTCTACTGAAGAACTAGAACAACTTGGTCAGATCATGGTGAAGCAATTGAAGAATCGTTATAACGATCCCAACTTATATAAACGATTTGTTCTTGGTATTGATCGTGCAAAGATGAGATTGTATGATGCCGAACAATCTGCACAAGTTGATATTGTTGATTCAGGTGCTCCTAGTATTCCAAGTAAACCAAATAAATTTAGTAAAAACTTTGAAGGGATTAAGGTATGACCGATAACGTATTTTCATTTGCACAAATGGAAAAGAAACACAAAGAAGCAGAGAAACAAAATCTGTTGGATACAGTCGAAGAAGTTCGAAAGAAAATCGAAGAAGGTGAAGTCACAGAACTTATTTTTTCTTGCCTAACTAAAGATGGTGACGTTGATATCAACGCATCAGTAAAGAATAGATTGAGTGCAATTGCATTATTAGAAGCAGGTAAGATGATACTTTTTAGAGATTCCAACATAGAAGAATGAAACTGACTAAAGAACAGGCACTAGTGTGTGCCAAGATGTTTTCTGATTATTTTGATCGATATGCAAATGTTGAAGAATACATGAGAGAACAAAAATTAAATTCTATGAGTGAGCGACCAGTTACTCTACCTGGGATGGGACCAGAAGATGACTTGTTCTCCGATTTTACTATGCATCCTAATGACATGGAATTTAAAGTGACGGAAATACCATCGGGTATGTGGGACAACTACATCTCAATTATTTCATCACATTCTAACATGGTTAGTATCCCTGGTAGAAATATCAAGTTTGCAGTTAAAGAAGTTAAGAGTGATAAGTGGGTTGGTTTCATTCGTTTGGCATCACCTATGATGAATATGAAACCACGTAATGACATGTTAGGTGGTGCTTTTATTTCTGATCCTGTAACTGCAAAATCATTTAACAACTCTGCAATCATGGGATTTGCTATCGTACCTGCACAACCATTTGGATTTAATTATCTTGGTGGTAAATTACTTGCGGCAGTTTGTTGTTCACATTTCGTTCGTGAAAGAGTAAATGAAAAGTATGGTATGAATTTGTGTTTGTTTGAAACAACAAGTTTGTATGGTAGTTCTAAGACAGTATCACAATATGATGGAATGAAACCATACATTCGTTATAAAGGTTTGACAGAATCTAACTTCATTCCTATGATGCACGGTAAACCTTACGATGATCTGATTAATTATGTTGAAGGATTGATTGGTGTGTTTGTTGCGACAGATGCATCATCCAGAAAATTGACGATGCAGACTAAAATAATTTCAATGATAAAGACATCATTGAAAGGTGAACCAGAATACGAATCATTCATGAAAACTCTAGACAATGCACTTAATCTGATGGAGAAGAAACGATACTATATTTCTGACTATGGATTCAGTAACATGGAAGATGTTGTCATGGGACGTGCGACAGACTTGATTCCAAACAAAGAAAACTACGACAAGTTTAATCTTGACAATATCATAGAATGGTGGCGTAAGAAGGCAATTAATAGATATGAAACCCTAAAGTCTGAGAATAGAATACGGACTGAACAAGAAGTCTGGACTAATGGAAAAGTCATAGATATAATAAGATAAATAGACTATCTATTCCTGAGAGAGACTATGGCTACTAAACAAGATAAAAATGTTCATTTAGAACACATAGAAGATGAAATAATCAATCGTGGTGTTGCGGGTGGACGTGATGCTATTAATTTTCTACGTTCATTGCGTGATATGTTAGCAGGACACTCTGCAACTAAAATAAACATCACAACAAAATGGGATGGTGCTCCAGCAATATTCTGTGGTATTAATCCAGAGAATGGTAAATTCTTTGTTGGTACCAAATCAGTATTTAATAAAGATGCAAAGTTAAATTATACTGACGATGATATTGACAGAAATCACCCAGGTGAAGGACTGAATGATAAATTAAAAGTTGCTCTTGCTTTTCTTCCAAAGTTAGGT